CTGCTGGAGTGCATCCGCTTTGACTGCCTGATTCTCCAAAACCTTGATTCGTGCCACTACGGCACTCCCATCCGCTGCGTCCTTGAAGGACGGGATGGCCTTGATGTCATCTATTAATGCCATGTCTTCGTTTTTTTCCGGCCAGTTTACCAGCCTGTTGTTAAAATAATTATAGATTTCTTCCGTTGTTGCAGGTACTGCTTCCGTCGTGGGGAGGTCATAGATACCGTCAGCAAGTTTCATCTTGACAGCCTCGCTGGCATCTATCCAGTGATCTGATCCGTCGAAATATTTGCTCGTTACCTCTGCCGCAGTCATTCCGCAGCGCCCTGCTATCATGTTTGCAAGGTCCGTCTGCAGCGCGTCCATCTGCTGTGCGACCTGCCTGAGATCTTCCGAGTTTCCGTAAGTGCCTCCGCTGATATTGTGCAGCATGAGCTTTGCATACGGACTCATATAGAGCGGCTTTCCGCATAGCGCGATGATAGCTGCTATGCTGGCCGCCACGCCGTCGACATAGATGGTAATATCGCTCTTCGATTGTCTGAGGGCATTGTATATTGCCATTCCGCTGAAGACATCTCCGCCGCAGCTGTTGATGCGCACATCGATATGCGCATATTGCGCTTCCAGGGAGATCAGCTCACTGACAATCTTTCCGGCATCTACGCTGTCTCCGTCTCCGACATCTCCATATAGTAATATGGCTGCGGTATCCGTTCCGGGAATGACATTGAAGAATTTTGTTTTCATGCTGTAATTTTTGCACAAATTTAGCCGGCTTTCCCGCAATATCCAAATGTCGTTTTCATCATAGCGTCCGTGGACACTATGATAGTCTCCGGAAGTATTGTCATGAAAATGGAATTTTGATGAGCGCCCTTTTTATGCGAAATTTGTAGAAATTTAAATGCTTTTTATGGCAAAGTCAAACATTAATAAAAAGGATATCGCAAAGTCCCTGTACGTGAACGGCAGCTTTACGCAGGAGGAGATCGCGCAAAAGGTCGGAACTACACGGCAGTCGGTATCCAGGTGGGTCCGAGAAGGTGCATGGGAAGACCTGAAGGCATCCTATACCATCACGCCCGCACAGATACTCGCCGGACTCAACCGGCAGATTATCGAAATCAACAACAATATCAACGCCCGGGAGGAGGGGAAGCGGTTCGCAAGCGTGGCGGAAGCGGATACGCTCGCGAAACTGGCATCGAGTGTCAAGAAGATTGAATCGGATGTGGGCATATCGGATATCGTGAACGTGGGCATCCGGTTTACCAACTGGCTCAGACCGCTTGACCTGGAGATGGCGAAGAAATTCAACGACCTGCTTGATACATTTCTTAAAGATCAGATGGCACAATGACTATAGAAGACAGAAAAGCACTGCAGCGGTGGGAGGAGCATCACAGGGCGCTGGCGGCTGATGTTCCGGTAGATGACAGCCTGTCGAAACGGGACATCGAGAAGATGCGTGTCCGCCTTGAAAAGGATCAGGTGGAATGGATCCGCTATTTCTTCCCGAAATACGCGACATATCCTTTCGCACCGTTCCAGGTCAGGGCGATACACCGTATTGTCGAGCATGATGAATGGTATGAAGTGTTGTCATGGAGCCGCGAGCTGGCAAAGTCAACGGTAGCCATGTTCGTCCTGATGTACCTTGCATTGACCGGAAGGAAGAAATTCATTGTCCTTGCATCGGCCACCAAGGATTCGGCCGCACGGCTGATTGCTCCGTTCAAGATCAACTTCGAGAGTAACCCGCGTATCCGGCAGTTCTATGGCGAGCAGGTCACACTCGGGGCATGGACGGATACGGAGTTCACATGCCGCTGCGGGGCGAAGTTTATTGCGCTGGGTGCAGGATCCGCACCGCGTGGGGCAAGGAACGAGAATGTCCGTCCGGATGTCATCTATATGGATGATTATGATACGGATGAGGATTGCCGTAACCCGGATACCTTAAAGAAAAAATGGGACTGGTTTGAGGGCGCCCTGTATCCGACTATCTCCATCAGCCAACCCACATTAATAATATGGTGCGGTAACATCATTGCGAAGGACTGCTGTATCAAGAGGGCGGGCGCAAAGTCTGATCATTGGGATATCGTTAACATCCGTGACAAATCGGGTAGATCATCCTGGCCAGCGAAGAATACGGAGGAGATGATTGACAAGAGACTTTCCAAGATCTCCACTAAAAATGCGCAGGCAGAGTATTACAACAACCCTGTGTCTGAAGGAGACATATTCAAGAACCTGCCTTTCGGAAAGGTTCCTCCGATCAGGAAATTCAAGTCTCTGATCGTCTATGGTGACCCTGCTTATTCCAATACAAGAAAGAAAGCGACATCTACCAAGGCAGTGTGGATGATCGGGCAGTACAAGGGCGTTTATTATATCATCAAGGGATTCTTGGCCAGGGAACTCAATGCAGCGTTCATCGGATGGTATTTTGACCTGGTAGATTGGGTTGGAGGAAGGACGAATATCTATTGCTATATCGAAAACAATAGCCTGCAGGATCCTTTCTTCGAGCAGGTGTTCAAACCTTTACTGCGGGAAGAATGCCGGAGACGGAAGAAAGAGCTCACGATCAGGGGTGACGGACGTAAAAAAACGGATAAGGCCACCCGTATAGAAGCGAATCTGGAACCCATCGACCGCAACGGGACATGGATATTCAATGAGGATGAGCGGGACAACCCGCACATGATCGAGCTCATCAATCAGTTCAAGCTTTTCGAGCTGTCTCTGCCGTATCCTGCCGACGGTCCGGACTGCATTGAAGGTGGTATACATGTTCTGAAACACAAGGCGGCCGAGCTGGAACCGACGGTAACCTTTACATATAAACAACTCAACGAAGATAACCCTTATCGCATGTAATTATGTCAAATTTTATCAATACAACCGATTATGATGCTTCCATACATCGTGAGATACTTGATTCACTGTTAAGAAAGGACAGTGATAGCTATGACCCGCAGATCATAGAGATATGCGAGGACCGCGCCATATCCGAGATGCGCGGGTATATGGACAAGACTTACGACTGTGAGGCCATTTTCTCCGCGACCGGTTCAGACCGGAACGCACTGATCCTGATGTTCGCGCTTGACATTACGATCTATCATATTTTTTGTCAGCACAATCCCTATAAGATGTCGAAGATACGGCAGGACCGTTACGACCGAGCCGTGAAATGGCTGAAGGGTGTGTCAAGAGGAGAGATCACCATCGACAGTGCCCCCAAACTTCCGGACGAAACCGTACAGGCTAATTCGCCCTGGCAGATATCAAGCGATGAAGTAAGACCTACATTATTATAAGTATTATGAGTAAAAAAAATAAAAGGAACGTGAACGCCAGAAAAATAAGACAGGGCGGTTTCCGGACTGACAGTAACGACATGCCGGACGTAGTACTGCAAATGCCGGAGCTGTTCTACTTCAATATGAAGGATTATATCGACTCCCTTCGCCTCGCCAGGGAAATCGACTATTCTTCACGCGTGCGTCTGTATGACATGTACGAATCGGCGATGCTGGACTTGCATCTGTCCGGTATCCTTGCAAAGCGCCTGCGGGGCGTCACAAGATTTCCGATAGAATTTCAGAGGGACGGAAAGCCTGATGATATCATCAACACACAATTACAGTCTCCCTGGTTCAAGTCGCTCCGGAAAGACATCATCATGTCTGAGTTCTTTGGGTTCTCGCTCATGCAGTTCTACCTTGACGAAAATGGAGATATCCGCTACGACTTGATCGACCGGAAACATTATGATCCGGTCCGACACCGGCTGCTGAAATACCAGGGCGATCAAGACGGACTGGACATCAGTAATTTCGACAATATTCTTTTTGTCGGGCAGGAACGCGGGCTGGGCATATTCTCCGAATTGCTTCCGGCAGTGTTATATAAACGAGGGGATATGTCGGACTGGGCGATATTCTGTAACATATTCGGCATGCCGATCCGGGAATATACGTATGACGCAGGAGATGAGGAGGCACGCAGGGAGCTGATAGCTTCGGCGCGGATGCAGGGAAGGAATGCGGTGTATATACATCCCGAAGGCAGCAACCTGAAATTTATCGAATCCGGTAACAAGACAGGATCGTCTGAACTGTACAAGTCCTTTGCGGAGTACTGGGACAGCAAGATGTCCATCCGGATACTTGGAAATACGCTGACTACAGAGACAAAGGACAAAGGTACACAGGCTCTGGGAACGGTACACAAGGAGGAGGAGGACGACATGAACGAGGACGACCGGGATATGATTCTCGACGTACTTAATTATGACATGTCGGATATCTTCCAGAACCTCGGCTTTAATACTGATGGCGGGGAGTTTGTCTATGCAAAAAAGGAAAAGATCGATCCGACGCAGCAGCTGACAATTGTTCAGGGTCTGAAAAATATGGGACTGCCTTTAGACGACGACTGGTTGTATGAGACTTTTGCGGTAAAGAAGCCGGACGACTACAAGCAACAGAAAACGGATTCACAGGCCCGAAAGGATGCTCTGCGGAAACAGCTTGAAGGTGGTAGCGCTGCGAACGAAAACGTGGGGGATAAAGAAAATTTGAACGGTGGTCAAAAACCGTTCAAAGACCGTCTGAAAGGTTTTTTCGGCATAGCCCCGCACGACGGGGCGGAATCCTGATACCGGGACAGACAGAATTAATAGACCGGCTCTATTATGGTACTCCATGCAGCTGCGGTCATGGTCACGGGCATTTTACCGATGCTGCTTCTTTCCGGTTTGACGCAGATGTATTGGAGGGATTTCTGAGGAAGATTTACTACGGGTTCGATATATCACATGATATCGAACCGACAGTCTGGCGTGAATTGCTCCGGATCGTGAACATGGCTGTCGTGGATGGTCTTTCCGAGGCGGATGAGCCGCCGACGCACGAGGAGGATTTCTACCAGTCTCTCCTGCATTCAGATGAGGTATTTGCTGCCTTCAAAATGCACGCCATGGGGACGGATATGGCTGCACAGCTGCTGGATAGGAAGGGGAACCTGAAGCCGTTCGCACAATGGGCCCAGGACGTTGCTGACATATCCTCGCACCATGTCGGTCCGTGGCTGCATACGGAATATGACACGGCTGTGCTGAGGGCCCATCAGGCCGCCGACTGGCGCGAGTTCGAGCGTAACAAGGATGTCATGCCGAATTTGCGGTGGATGCCGACAACTTCACCTGATCCGGAAAGCACGCACCGGCAGTACTGGGAAGAGAAACTGACACTTCCGGTTGATGATCCGTTCTGGAACGAGCATCATCCGGGTGACCGCTGGAACTGCAAATGCTCTCTTGAGGCAACGGATGAGCCTGTCAATAGTCCTGAGGACTTGAAGCCTGATCCTCCGCAGCAGGGTCTGGAGAGCAATCCCGGTAAAGACGGCCATGTCTTTTCTCAGGATCACCCATATTATCCTGTCGGATGCAACAGCTGTCCATATTATACGGGACCGCATACGAACGTGGAGAAGCACTGCTATGATTGTCAGTATATTAATAAGAAGATTAACGAAGCAAGTAAATAATCAATCAATATGGATGCAAGAAATATAGATAAGATCGTAGGGAAACTGAAGGATGAGGTCGTCAGGGAGGTAACTGACCGGCTGCCGAGGAAGGTCGGTGTGATAGCAGTCAATCAGTTCAAACAGAACTTCCGTGAAAGCGGTTTTATGGACGGCGGCCTGCATCCGTGGAAACGGACGCGCAGACAGGACGGGAAAGGTACAGATTCCAGGTATGGTCCTCTGACATCTACACGCAATCATCTGATGTCATCCGTAGAGGCTCATCCGGAACCGGGACAGGTCACTATTGACACCCCGGTACCCTATGCGGCAATACATAACGAAGGGGGTGATATCACTACACATCCCTCGGTCACCGGCCGAATGAGAAAATATGCCTGGCATAAAGTATATTCTCTTGCCGGAATCCGTGGCAAGGGAAAATTACCGAAGGAGCTTCCGCCGGAAGCACAGAAGTGGAAGGGGCTTGCTCTGACACCCAAGTCGAGGATCACCGTTCATGCACATATCCCGCAGCGGAAGTTTATCGGTGACTCGGCTGAGCTCAGGGGTAAAATCAATAATACTATCAGTCAGTCTATAGAAAGGATAAAAGATGGAATCGCTCGTTTATCAGCTCATTAGCTATATAAAAGCCAAGATGCCTGCGCTCATGACCGTTGACGAAGACTACGGGCAGCTGGAGGCAATTGACAGTGAGGATAAGGACACTTATCCTGTCGTTTTCCCCGCCGTACTGCTCAACCCGTCCGAAACGGAATGGAGCAGCCTCGAGGGAAAATCGCAAAAAGGGAAGGCGATTATTATCGTCAAACTCATAATTGACTGCTATGATGATACCCATGCCGGAAGCGGAACTCTGGACTCCATCAAGGTGAGGGCCGACACCATCAAGGAACTGCATCAACTGCTGCAGTGCTACCGCCCGGACGGTGATGGTGAGATGATCCGGGAAAAGTCCAGATTCTATACCTGGAGCCATGGATTGAAAGTATATGAGATGCATTATTCTGTTTCGGTCACTGAAAAGATTATGGAAACAGTGACAACTCCGAAACCGAAGGTGACGATTTCCGCGAGGAAACTTTAGCTTTTACCTTGAATCCGGTGAAAAGAGGTCTTTTGATTTCCTTTCCGTCTACGGTTGCTCCCTGTCGGATCATCTGTCGTACGACCTGCATGACGCGGCTTTCAGAAACAAAAAACTCTTCTTCACTCAACTTTCTGATCGTATCGTCGAACCGCAGCCTCCGGACCTCCGTCCAGTAATAATAGCGTTCGAACATACGTCTGTCCCTGGCTTCAATGAGTATTTTACTTCTTCCTCTTTTCATTCATGCAAATTTAATGATTTTTACCCTATATAGCAACACTATGTAAACAGAAAGATGCAGTACCCCTGGTAGGATACTGCATCTCTCTGTTTAAGATTAGTCTGTAGCTCACATCCTGCAGAACGAAGGCTCTATCCGGTGCCAGACATGGTGATCGTCACATGTGGAGAAATAGTAATTGACAGCCGTGGCCATCACGACATTACTCTCGCGGAACAGGTCCATGATCTTTCCATATTCCTCATCAAACTTATCTTCGAGCTCATACAACTTGCTGATGCTCTTATAATCGAGCTGCCCCTGCCGGTTGCGTTCGAGCAGGCTCATGGCCAGCTGATAGATAGGATCATCTGCTCCTTTATCGCTCTTCTTAATCCATGCGTCAAGATAGGCCATCAGCTTCTCGGCTGCAATGTCGGCACGCTCGTCAAACTGCTTGACCTTGTTGCTCTTGACCTCCAGCTTGAAGTTCCCGTCGATGACGGTATAGCTCTGTTGCTCGGTGTTGCGCAATTGTCCATACTCTGCCATGATACCGCGGAAGGCGTCAGACTCACCGTCGAGATAGGTCTTGAACTTGCCGACTTGCTGAGATATGCCGGTTACTTTCGTGAATACATCAAAGGCAAAATTGTGACGCAGCTTCTCGTATGTATTACGCAGATCCAGCTTCTGCTTTGCGTGTTCTGTCTGCAGGGTCTGATACAATTCCTCACGCTCCTTCGGTGTGAGTTTGTCCAATAATTTTTGTTTTTCTTTGTTCATAATTCTTTGTTTTAAAAATTTATATTAGTTCCTCTTTTTTCTTCAGGATCATCCTGAGTCTCATGGCTGTTTCATCGAGTTCATCGTCGCCGAGCTCCCGGAATATCTTTCCGGCTATCTTCGGATTTAGGCAGAACCTGTTGATGACGTTCCAGTCTGTCGTATCCACTCCGATATCCTTCATCAGGTGCAGCACGGTACTGCGCTTCCGCTTCTGCTCATATCTGACCTGGTCTTTTACGTCCGGACCTGCTGTCTTTTCCATGACCCTGCAACAGTTGTCATATTCCTCACGCGTCATCTTCCTGAGGTGTTCGGTCCTGCCGAGTGTGGCCTGACTGACCAGTTCTCTTTTTAGGTCATCACGGTCACCCATATAGGGTAGCCTCCGGAGGGCTGCATAGAACCGTGCAAAACAGGTTACTTTTTCGTTCTTTTCCATTCTATTGTTATTTCAGGTTTTAACATTCCTGTGCCTCCGCAAATCGGACAGGGCGTCTTTATACCCTGGCCGAATTCATCATGTCCCCAGAACCATCCGGTGCCGCTGCAGTAATTGCATTTTTGCGCGGCTCCTTCCAGATGCTCCGTCGTACCTTTTATATTCGGAGCACTGATTTCCAAAATTTGTTTTGCTCTGCTCATAATTTATCATTTAAATTATTTTTCATC